AAGTCGTGATTGGTGGGATGAACTGACTTCCCAGCAAATACAAGAAATCTTAGTTGAAAGCAGCAAAAACCAATGGAAAGTTTTAAGTACAGGGCAAGTCGAAAATATTTGCTTGCATGGATTGGTGGCTAACCTAGTTTTTAGTGTAGGTATTGATCAAGTACAGCAATTAAGGGCAGATTTTGAGATTACTTGCGATTCTGGCAAGACTAAAAAAGTAATCAAGATTAATTTAACATTTGTAGAATTGAAATCTACAAACTTGCTATTTGAAACATTAACAAGTTTATCGGAATCAAATAATCCGTATATATGGATTAAAGGTAAGGCGATTAATCTTCCAGAAATTACGATTCTTGTTAACGAATGGGGAAAACGCTATGAAGACCTAAAAATGCCTTAAAAGTAAAAACTAGCACAATTGGGGAGTAAAACAGTGAACATCAACTCGCATCTCAAAGAGGAGCTATATAAGCTTATGATTAAAAATAAATATCTCGAATTATCTCTTGACTCAAAAAATTGGATTGATGATTTATTAAAAAAATCTCAAACTAGCCAAATAACTAACGAGATATTAATCTGGTGGTGGGAAGGAGATATACAAAAAGGATACGTCTATCTGTACTTATTCGATGGTAAATGGAATCTCTCTTTTATTAATCGGGTTAAATTTTGGGTTATAACTATTCTTATGCCTATATGTACAGGAGTTGCTATTCCTTCTCCTCTTAAAAAAGATTTTGATCTTTTCAGAGAAGCTTTAACACTAGCGTCGATTTTTCTAGCAGAAAAAAGCTGGTATAAAGAAATAACCGACAATACAACTAAGGAGTAAAAAAATGAAAAGCCTGACCTATCGAGTGCTAATCAACTTAAGCTACGCTGAGTTGCCAACAGAAGCCAAGCAATATGTTGATCGCTTAGTTCTTGAAACATCAAAAGAACCCTTTGCATCGAAAATATTAGAAGGAGTTTATGAAAACGTAATCAAAGCAGATGACAATGATATAGAATGTCTTCTTTTAAGCGGTGCATTTATTGACGCTGATTCAAATAGGAAAGTAGGATGTTTTTGGCGTTTTAAAACTGCTATATTCCAGTTTATCTTTTCGATTTTAACAGGTGTAGCAATACCTAATCTTTTCAAGAAAAACTATTGTCTTTTTCTACAATCTCTTGTTATAGCTAGTTACCTTGTAAAAGAGGGTTATGTCATTCTCCCATTGTTTGGGATACGAATAAAGCAAGAAACAACTAAAAATAATCTACAGAAGGAGTAACCCAATGGACATTCAACGCGCAATGCTAGTTCGGAGAAAATACAATAGCTTGCCTACCGAAGCTAAACAATACGTTGATGCTTTACTATTAGAAGTGAAACAGAATCCTAAATTAGACTATTTAGAACTGTTTTATAAATTCGCAATCAAGGGCAATATAATGGATTGTCTTGTTCTTGGTAATTACGATTGGAATCAATCTATTACAAAGAAAATAACATTTTGGGTGTGGTTATTTCTTGTTTTTTGTAAGACAGATGTTTCTATCCCTAAACAGTTAAAAAAGGATGCTAACTTGTTTACGAAAGCTATTGCTATAGCTTCTAATTTTGTAGTAGAGGGTGATTATGAAGAAATATACAGAACGTCTCACATCTGGGGACTAACTTACAACCCAATCACAACCGAGGAGTAACAAAATGAGTGCAAAATCAAGAGACAAAATCAGAACTTATGGGTCTGCAAGAGGAGAGTTAATCGTAGTCGATCCCCAGCTAATTTCTTTCAGATTAGCTAACGGTGACTTTATCGGGCCAAGAATAGGGCTTCATGACGACGGCAAAATGCACGTCTTGCCTGATGAAACTCTTTTAACCTTTAGCCTCGATTTAATCGAGGCTATCGCAGGGGAAAGCGGATGGAATACCCGCGTTACCTACGACTTGGAGTTGATTAAAGAACTAGCCGATAAGATACTGGCATCGGGCGTAATCTATCAACCTTTACACTTGATTGCAGACGGTGATCGACTGTTTCCTATGGACGGGCATCGAAGGGTATTAGCTTGGTTGCTTTTAGCCTCTCAAGGAATAATAATTCCTAACGTTCTAGCAATTATTAAGCCTTTGTCAGGCGGGCTAACCGTCCGGGACTTAGAGTATCAAATGCTCTCTTACGGCACTGATAGCGAAAAACTATCGGTGTACGACAAAGCGAAACTGATCAGACGGCATTTACACGAGGATAGATTAGCTGGTTTAACTGAAGAACAGTCCTACCAACAGTTTTGCGAAAAAACTGGATGGAAAAAATCAGAATATGATCGGACTCTAGAAATTTCTTCGATGTCTAGTCCGACATTAAAAGCAATCAAAGGTAAAGTATCAGAGACGACTTTACACAATCTTGTAAGGAAAAATGAACTAACACTCTCGGAGAAAGAAAATGTTCTTTTAGAGACTGTAGCTATAGCGGAAGAAAAAGGGATAAAAGCCACTGGAGAATTAGTTCAATCTGTAGCAGCTAACCTTATAGAGTCTAAAAATCCAACTTTTTTGAACTCTGATGGAAACGTAAAACCCAGTGACGAATTAGAGCCAAAACCCATTAAACTTACTCCGAAAGCTAAAGAAGTTAAATATCTATTAATATCTTTAGCAACCGAAGGAAATGCAAAGCAAACAGACGATGATACAATGACCGTAGATTTTCCTGTAACTCTTTGGGAAAAACTTATTGATTTTGTAGAGAGATTAAGTTAGGATTAGTTGTCAGTTATCAGTAAAAAATTGCTAAATAAATTAAAAGAACCCGATGATCCAACATCACGAACGCACACAAACTCAAATTAAACTGCTATCCCAAAAATTAGCAGATACAGTCGGTAAAGAAATATTTGCTTCTTTAGAAAGAGGAGATCGAGAAGATATTTTTGAGCAAATGCTTACAAGCCTCTACTATTCCTATAGACTTAATGGTAGCATGAAAAGTTGGTGCGGAACCACATTTCATGTCATTGAAACCCTGCTATCTAAACTGGAAAAACAATGAACCAAAAGAATGCACTCAACCCCGAATCTACGAGTTTCGTCTGTCCGCCTGATTGTCCTGCTCGTGAAATAGAGTGGCCTTGTCCTGACCCTGTACAACTGAGTCCAGAAAAAATAAAACAAGAAAAAAAACAGGCAGAAAAAAAGATTTTTAGAAGTGTTCATTCAAAAAGAATACTTGGGAGTCTAGAAAAAATTGAAATAGTTTACGGATATACAGTTTATGTATTTTCTGATGGCAGCCGATGGAGCTTAAAGGATTATTATAGACATTTAGAAAGTATTCCCTTTTACGGTCCGTACTTAAGTGACTATGGAATTAACCGGAAAGATAAAGAAGGATTTACTCCAGTTAGAACATATCAAGCAACAAATGATATGTTTCAATAAATCTCAAATAAAGAACAGAGGGTTAACCCTCTGTTCTTTTCTGTTATGCTCCGATTAGTTTCTCCTGTAAATATTGGTAAACCTCTTTCTGTAAATCTTTTGGGGCAGAACACAGAAAAGCTTTCACATCTTCTAGATCGATCTCTTTAATCATCTTCTGTAACTCATCTAGCTTTGAGTAAAGAGACTCAACTTCTTTAATTACAAGCTTTGCTTTAACTTGAGGATCAGCTTCCTGAAAAAGTTCGGGAACTAAATTAGGATTTTTAACACAATCCTTTTTTTGATTGATTGGATCTTTTAGAAAATCCTGAATTGTTGGCCAGTCGCCATTAAGATAATTCACAAAAGAATCTGTATCAAGGCCAAATACAGCAGCTAGTAATCGCATATTCCCTAGATCAGGGCAGCTAGCGATATTTTTTAGCTCCCAGTTTTGAACCGCTCCCCCAGAAAATTCTGTGCCAGGTAATCCCAATCGCCGGCCTTCTTTTAGTATCCACTCAGTAAATTCGGCTTGGGTCATGCCTAGCCCCATCCTTTTTGCCTTAATAGTGTCGGACATTTTGCTTATCCCTTTTTCTGTCAAGGCCGAGGACTTTACTCGTTTGCGGGGTGTCCCGTCGCTGTTAAATCGTGGTGTAGCCATAAAAGTGTATTTTGATAAGATACCCTTATCTTACACTACCTTGCAAAAAACTTACAAAAAACTTACAGGCAATCTCGACTTTTATGATACAATATAGAAAATTCTGTAAATTAAGCCATGTCTGCCAATCAAGATGCTCCAATAAAAGTTGTGTCAATCCGGGTTAAAAAAGAGCTATGGGCTGAGATGTGTCAAAGGTCAGGCGTTTTAGGACTAAAAACCCAAGAGATAATTGAAATTGCACTAAAGTCCTACCTTTCTATCCCCATTGAGAACGAACTCATTGCCAGAAAAGAGGGCGAAGATGCCTTTTACAACTCTTTGCATAACCTAAAACCTAAGCGTAACAAGGATTTGCAGGTGTAGTGCAAGTGTAGTATTTACTGATCAAGAACATTCTGCTAGGATAGTAGATACCTTGATTTGTCCTAATCCATCTTATCCACCCAACAAAAAACCCGCTCGGAGGCGGGTCGTGTAACTAAACACTTTTCATATAGAAACTATGATACCACAAAGCTCTAACCGTGTCAAGATCGATAAAAACAATCCTTGTCCCCACTGTGGCAAGCCTGATTGGTGCTATATGTACACTGCTGAGGACGGCAATTTACTCTCGGTCTGCAACCGAGATCACGAACCCGCAGCAGGATGGGAAAAATCTTCTAAATTAGACAGTCAGGGCAAGCCAATCTACTATTTTAAGAAAGAAGTCAAGTTTTCTGGCTATAAAAAAGAAAAAACCCAATATTTTCTTTATCCTCCCCTTGTCAGTGGGGCGAGAATCCGCGTGTACCGGAAGGACTATCAAGAAGATGGAATCTGGAAAAAGGATATTAAGCAGCAACATTCTACAGATAATGGTAAAAATTGGAAATGGGGAGTAGGCGATATCGGTTACAAAGATATACCTCTTTACCGTCAAGATCGGCTGGAAAAGGCTATTAAGGAAGGGACCCAGATATTTGTAGTAGAAGGCGAGACTAAGGTAGAAAGGCTTGAGTCGTTTGGGCTGGTTGCCACTTGCAATATAGGCGGATCAAAAAAATGGCAGCCAGATCACACGAAAGCTTTGAAGGGAGCAAATCTGATTTTATGCCCTGATCGCGACAAAGGGGGAATGGCTCACTGCCAGAAAATTTATCAAGATTTCCCCGATGCAAAATGGCTTTATGCCTATCCAGATTCTCCTTTGTGGAATCATTTACCAGATTCTCAAGGGGTAGATATTCTTAATTGGATTGAAGAAAAGAAGGTAACTCTCGATACATTGCTAACTTCGATAGTTGATAAACCAAAAGAAATAAAAGAGAGCAAAGAAAAAGAAGTCACAGTAACAGAAACGATGACTTTTCAAGACCTAATAACAGCTATTGACGGCTGTATTGGTCAGGAAGAAATCACCCGAACTCAGTGGCAAGAAAAAGTCGATCTGTGGGCAAAAGCCACTGGTAGGAAACCATCAGACATACGACATTTAATTGAAATCCGTAAAACAGAAATAGCAGAAGGGGACGCTATCAAATCAGGATTAGAAGGGTTCTTGAAAGGTAAGCATTATCAGCAGAAAGAGATTGATCTTTTTGAGATACTTCCGAAACCTTTAGCCGAAGCGATTATAAGCCGTGCCAAGACATTAAATCAACCCCCAATCAGATTACTGCATTCTTTATGGCCAATACTAGGAGCTATTTTAGGAAGTCGGTTTGCAATTAACCTCCGAACTACTGTAAGAGAAAGGGAATGCTGGAAGGAATACCCGATATTCTATTGTGCAGATTTGGGCGGGGTTTCCACTGGTAAAACTCTCACTCAAAACGAAGTTTGTCGGGTTTTGAAAAGAAAAGATTTAGCCGAGCAGAAAAGAGTTACTAAGGAACAATCCACACTAGACGATCTAAAAGCTGCGTGGCAAGAGATGTCAGCGTCAGATCGCAAGGCAAACAAAACAAACGCTGAAATCAACCCTCGTCTTTATGAGAAAGAACACTGTCAGGCGCGTCGGTGGTTTTATGATGAAGGTACTCTTGATGGCATCTTAAAAACGATGTCCTCGCAACCTTCTTGGCAAGGTGGGGTAGTCGTATATGACGAATTATCGGGATTTTTTGAAGGATTAAATCAGTACCGATCAGGTGGTAAAGGTAACGACCGGCAACGAGACTTAAGCAACTGGAATGGCCCTATCCGAAATACTTTTGACCGCGTAAACAAAGACAATCGATACTATTTAGATGGGCAAACACTTAATAAATTAGGTGGGATACAAGTCGAGAAACTCAGGAAATATCTTGATTTATCTAATGATGTCGATGGGGCAGTTTCTCGGTATCTTTTCTTGCTACACGAACCCCTTGATCCTCGTCCTGGTAAGCCGCCAGAAGACCCTAATTCTATCGATGAGTGTATCGAAACACTGGTCAATCAAATCAGTGGAATTAGCCTAGAAGCTGATGAAAATGGGATTATCGATCCTTATAATTGCTGGTTTAGCGAAATCGGAGAAAGTTATGCCTGGGGTATTAAGTATCACTACGAGATACTTATTAAGAAGTATCGAGCGATTAATCCATCATTTGCTTCCTATCTAGGGAAGCAAATGAAGACTTTTTTAAGGCTTACATTAAGTATCCATCTTCTCAATTGGATATTTGATCCAGATAATACTAATCTTTACAGTATTCCTGTGCAAACAGCCATTAAAGCTGCTAAGATGACCGACTTCTATATCAGTCAATTCCTGACAATTCAAGGAGTTACGTCTCAGGACGAAAATCCAGTACAGGGAATTTTATCCGAAATCTGGGAGATCGTTAAAAGCGCAGGTCAAATTAAACCTCGGGACGTTGCCCAAAAATTCGGCGGGCGTAAAATTAATGGGGAAAAAGTAAATACATCTATCGCCCGTACCCTACTTACTCAGCTAGAGCAAGCTGGCTATGGACGACTAGAGGTCAAATCAAGGGGTATGGTGTTGCACTATCAAGAGCCAAAAGAATTAGAAACTTTTGAGATAGAAGATTCTCTGGAATATAAATCGGAGATAAAAGAAGAAATTGTTCAAGTTGCCAGTCCCACTTTCACACACCCAAAAAATGAATCGATCCCTGATTCTGGCATAGTAGAAGTTGAATCGGAGCCAGTAATCGATGAGTTATCGGCTGATGGTGTACACATTGATAGTCTTCCTGATCTTGAGAAAGAAAAGGTGCTAGTGCGGACGGCTGCACCTATAGAGATAGGGGAGCGAATTATCCCACCGAGAGCAGTCGGAAAAGTTATAGAAGCAACTTTTGACACTTTTGACAATCAATGGCTTTTGAGGGTAGAAACTGTTTTAAATGGGTCTGTGATCATTTTTACAATTCCATTTTCTGATTGTTACCTAGATATAAGTACCTGATAGAATTGACAATTTTAGGAGTCCCTGATAGGATTGAAGTGCTAGAGTAGCTTGGTAGCTAAAGGCTGAAACGAAGCCTTCAACCGAAAAGGGACTTAATGCAAAAAATAAAGTTATTTTTTGTTTCAAAACTGAAATTTGCGAATCCACCGAACTTAGCAAAGATTGAGTGAGGGAAGGGCGTTTCGTCAGGAGTAGATTTAATTAAGTTTTGCGGGTTCAATTCCCGTCTCTAGTACCTATGATCGGACAATATATTCCCTCCCGATACCCTGAAAAAGTTTATCGTGTTAATTCCTATGGTCAAATTTTCCCCCGGTGCAAACCACTGGGGATTATTAAGACTGCCATAGGAATCTACTATCACTTTGAATCAATTGATCGCCTCACAAAAGGAGAACATTTTTACTGTTTTCGCAAAGAAGATTTTACAGAAATTTCTTGACAATTCTAGTAAAATGATGTAGGATTTAAGTAATAGATTGAAGAAGAAATCATGAAGCGTATCGTAAATATGAACACTACTGAAATTAGTTATTATGCTAATTTCTATGCTGGACAATATCGAAATTCTAAGCAAGAATCTGGGGAAAATGTCCAAAAAAAACGTGCCATTTTATACTCTAAAATTCAGGAGTATAATAAAGTTTTGGAACAACGAGGTTTTAAACAAGTAAAGGTGTAAGCGTAAAATGACAACAAACTCAAAAAAGCGACTATATTGTGTAATTTTTTGGCTAACGATTTTGGCTTATTTAGTAATTATATCGGCTTTATTATTAGATGCGAACGAAGCCTATAAAGACTACAAAGTTAATTTGAGCCTATTGTACGGTATTGTTTAAAAAAGTAAAGGTGTGATTATGGAAAAAGAAACTAAAAAAGCATGGGCTAAATTATCAAGTCAGGATGACATTGATAAGAACAAAGGACTTATCAGAGGGACGGATGAGCAAGAGTCTGCCAAAAGACTTAAAGCGCATTTAGATTACTGCAAAAGACACCTAAAGGATTGGAAACAATGAGATACACGATCAGGACAATAGATAGAGAAAATAAGCCTTGCAAGATTAAAACTTCTATGCACGAAAGCCATTTAATGGCTTATTTAGACGCTTTAAGCCGCAACAGTCATCATGGTATCGTAGTAAAGGAATCAGTAGGTATTTCTTAGTAAATTTACCCAACAGGAGTAACACATGAACACATGGCAAATAGCGGAAAAGTTATTTAATTTCTGTAAAGAAAAATACCCAGATTTAGACTGGAATTTTGATTTTACAGATAATCGCTACGAAATCATTCAATGCTTAACTTTTTCTAATGGCAGCATAGAGATTAGATACGGTTTTTGTACGGGATTAGACAGACAACTTAAGTGTGTTCAGTGGCAAGATAACCAAATAGGAAGGTTTAAAATTTGGATAAATCCTCCTACTGAGTTCTGTCATGATCGGTATGAAGACACTATAGTTTTTGAGAATCTTGCCTATTATAGACATGAGCTATGGAGTGCAGAAAATTGGAAATTAGTTAGTCAATACCAAAAAATAATGCTAGATATTTTCACTTTCATTTTTGATGAAGTTAAAAATATCTAGCATTACTAGACAGATATTTTGTCTAGTAACTTTACCCAACAGGAGTAACAAATGGACATAAAACAAGTAACAGGGAAAATATTAGAATTCTGTCACAGAAGTTATCCAAATTTAAGATGGAATCTTGACTCTGAAAATAATATAATTCAGTGTTCACTTTTTCCTAATGAATTAATAATAGAGGTTTTTCTGGATAATCCGCTTAAGCGTATTTCATGCGAAGCGTATCATGTAGGCGCGTTTGAATTATGGATAAACCCTGACGATAGAGACAATAACTATTCTTATGAGAATCAAATAGCATTTGATTATATTAGAAAGTCAAAATCTGATTATTTTGATAACAAATACAGAGAAACTCGAAAAGTAATGCTAGACATTTTCACTTTCATTCTCGATGAGATTCAAGAGTAAATAGGAGCAACACATGGACACGCAGTTAGTAGCGGAAAAACTATTTAAGTTTTGTAAAGAAAAATACCCAGATTTAAAATGGATATTCCACAAACTTAATTACGATCAATACCATCAAACTATTCAGGGAGTAACTGATTTAACCGATTCGCCTGAAATAGAAATGCTATTAAAAGTTGGTGACAGTGGTTCAGTCGATGAATACAGTGAATACAGTGAAGGCTTGTATGTAAAAGGATGGTGTGCTTTAAATTCATTAGATTGGGTTGGCGAGTTTATAGTCTTACTAAATTTATGAGTTTTGTTTTTACACAGAGACTGTTGATGAGTGGAATGAAAAAAATGGCTATTGTGCAAACAAATCCAAAAAATAAAGTTAAAAATATTTAACATTATTCTCGATGAAATCCAAGAGTAAAAGCATTACTAAGAGTTAAAACAATGGCGACAAACAAAGAGTTCAAACTTATACCTAAAGGAACGTATCTAGCTAAGGTAATTGAAGTTATCGATAATTTTAAAGTAGTAATAAACCGTGGTAAATTAAATTGTATCCGAATAGATACTTCTCATCTAGTTTATTCGATTACAAACAAGCCAATATATGACCCGATAACTAGCGACTTCATTGGTCATCGTATTCTTTATAAAGGGTCAGGAATGATTATTTCTGTTGAAGAAAATACCTCTATTATTCAAGCTTGCAATAATTCTCGATACGACTGCAAGGAATTTGTCAATGTTTGTGTCGGCGATTTAGTTATTTGTATTTGAGGTAATAACAATGGAACTATTAAAAAAAGCGTCACTTAAAGAAATCAGAGATTTCTTTAAAAAAACTTTTGAGCAGATGAGTATCTCCGAATACGATACAGTGGACATCTCAGAGTGGGATACAGTCGCAGACGGCAAATGTATTCGTTTAATAGGAACTTTGGTAATTAAAGAAGATTATCTTTACAAAACTTATGGTAAGTTAATAAAAAACAAAAAGTATGAAGTTTTGATTGAATGTCGAGAAATTTCGACTGAATATCAATTGATAAACAAACGCTTTGAAAAAATCACAATAGAAGGTACGTTAGGCGGGTCTTTGGTTGTCCTGCATTGGAACTACAGTCTTGACAGAAACGATGAAACCTCAAGATATAATCTTTATCCAAGCGGAAACAAAAAAGAGTTTAATATTTTGATTCCAGAAGCAACAAAGATAATGGAAACTATTTTAGGTTTTATCAAAACAATTAAAGCTGAGGATTAACGCTAATGAACAAAACAGAAGCATTAAAACAAATTGAGGTTTTTTGTAGAGAAACTTTTAGTCAGTCTAATTACTCAGAATGGCAAATAAAGACAGAAGACGGATTTTCCTATCTACAGGGAACACTAGAAATTTTTTATCAAAGTCTAACTCAATGTCAATACAGGGTATGGATTGAATATCAAAATAAATATTCTAAAAAATTAATAGTTACAGTAGAAGCTTGTTTAGCTTTAGAGTATAATTCTGTACCTTATATTAGTTGGGTTCTAATAAAATCAAACAAGAAAAACATACAAGGAGATGGTAAACATTTGGATATTTTACTACCAAAAACAAAAACAATAATAAAACCTATTGTAGATTTTATCGAAAATGAAATACAAATCAAAATAGATTTGTCTAAAAAGGTTAAAAAAGATAGTTGTTTACAATTGACTATAGATTTTATTGAAACCAAAATATAATCTGAAATAAAAACATGACACCAACACTACAAACACAAACACTTTCTGTACCGACTAAACCACAAATTCAATTAAGAGATGACCAAAAAGCTCTTAAAAGAGAACTGTATGATGCTCTAAATCCAAAAATCTACAAAAGAGCCTTAGTCGTTGCCCCTTGCGGATGGGGTAAAACAGTATTTTTTTGCCAGATAATTTACGATGCTGCTGTAAAAAGACAGCGACGGACTTTAATCGTAGTACCTTTTACGGTACTTATTGAGCAAACCCTAGAAACTCTAGGAAAATTTGGACTATCTGCTGGGGTAATTGCTGGTAACTACAAAGAAGATAGAAACCAATTAGTACAAATTGCAACGACTCAAACCTTATCTAGAGGACGAGATATTACTTGGTTTAATCCCGAAGTAATACTAGCCGATGAAGTTCATCTATCAGCTTACTGCCAATGGTTTAAAGATAGCTTTCCCAATCTTAAAAACGGTAAGCAAACAACCTCAATCAAAGACATTCGTGGCGAATTAGCAGTATTAGGTATCGCTGTAGAAAGAGAAGACATAGAGCCTTACAAAATTACTTTTGAGGAAGCTAAAGAAAAATGCAAGCACCTTAGCCTGGTTCACGCTGAATCAAAAGAAATCTTACAAGAAATAAACTCGGCATGGGAAGTAATTCGTAAGCAACAGCACCTTTTTTCGGGGAAAACCCTACCAGTAGATAATCGTCTCGTAATTGGTCTAACAGCAACCCCGTGGCGGTTATCGAAACGTGAAGAGCTGGGAGATATATTTGAGGTTCAAATAGTTGGCCCTACCCCAAAAGAAATGATTGAACGGGGTGCGCTTGTTGGTTGCGTTTACTTTGGAACTAAAAATAAAATAAACACTAAAGGGGTAAAAATTAATGGTGGAGACTTTGATGCTAGTCAGTTAGAAATTCGTTGTCTTGAGGCGGTAAAATCAACGGTTTCCGAGTATCGCAGGCTCGGTCAAGGGAGACAATTTGTTTGCTTTGCTGCGGGTGTGGAACACGCTAAAAGCCTCTGTACAGAATTTAACGAGAGGGGTGTTCCCACGGCCATTATCACAGCCGAAACACCAGAGCAGGAAAGGAGAGAAATATTTAGAAAGGTAGCTGAATTAGGATTGCGGGGGATTATAAATATCAATACTTGCGGAATAGGGTTCAACCTACCCGCAATTTCTTGTATTATTCACGCCAGACCGACCAAAAGCCGAACCCTTTATATTCAGATGACTGGTCGGGGACAAAGGCTCTGTATTTGGTTAGATAAAGTTGATTGTTTGGTATTAGATCAAGCGGGAAACGTAACCGAGCATGGATTTATCGAGGATGTAGAGTATCCCAAGCTTTTTACATCTTCTGATACCCAAAAAGGACAAGCTCCGACTAAAGAGTGCGAAAATTGCAATAAAATAACCTACGCTTCCGCTCGTATTTGCCCTCACTGTGGCTATGAATTTCCAACAAAAGAAAAAAAACAAATCGCCAACGAAAGACTAGAGATTATAATTCACGATAAAGATAGAGAATTATACCTAGCCTACAAGTACGCTCTCAGACAAGCTTACAAAAAAGGCGAGCATATTGAAAGTGTCCGGGGATGGCTGATAAAAACATTTAAAAATCCTAGACTAAGCAAAGACTGGATGCCCCCTAAATCTTGGAAGTTACACGCAATCTTCAAAAAAGACTATAATGAAAATGACTTGAATAATTACAAAGCTTACTTGAAAAGTCTTTGTAAAATCGAGAACAATAACTGGGTAAAAGCTAAGATGGCAGAGGAATTTGGAGATGGCTGGGACAATATTCGGCTCTAATGGATTATTACTGGCATCTTCCCAGGAATACAAAGAACAAATAGCGAACGAGCTATTTAGACTTATTTCTATAGGCTCTGCTCCTATTCTTTCCTATACCCTTACCACACCCCCAAGTCCTCAAAGTATAGATAGCTACTATATTGTCCCCGCAGGAGCTACTGGGGCGTGGGCGGGAAAGACTAATCAGATAGCTTATCCTGTAATTGGCTTGAATGGATTGCCTACAGGAACTTGGAAATTCTGGCAGCCTTTTACTGGATTAACAGTTTTCCTTGTTTCTGGAGAAGTAATATTTTTTAATGGCACGGATTGGCAAACAACAGTCATGGGGGATATGCTTATCGCTGATTACGGGGGATCATCGTTCGGGACAGTGGCTAGAGCCGATGAAATTGTAGGGAATCCTAGTAATGATACTTTCTACGGGAAAGAATCAGGAAATAAAGGATTCTTCGGTTTCTTCTCAAAAGTTTTATCAACTTCATTGACGGCTTTAAATATAACTACTGGTGGCGCAATAACTGCTACTGATAATATTTTACAGGCTTTTGGCAAACTCCAAAATCAAATTAATAGTATTAACGATAATACCGAACAATATTCTGGGGATATAGAAGCTCCTATTGTTCAAACTTATCCTCTTGATTTTGCTTTATTAAGAGGGTATAATATCCTAAGCTTTAGTGCCGTAACTGAATCTGGCACAGCTACTATATCGGTTAAAATTAATGGAATAGATGTCCCTAATTTAAATAATCTATCTATTACTTCTACTCGATTAACTGTTCCCGTAACAACAGGGAATCTTCTTGGCACAGGAAGCAGGTTAGAACTTGTTGTTTCTGCTGTTAATAGCCCGAAACATTTATTTTTTACTATAGGAAGAAAATATGTCTAGATGGTTATTTTTTCCTTTTCTTAATCCCTTTGTTCCTGACGGCGAATTTACTTATTGCCAACTAAGCAATGCTACAATTAGTAATATGCGTCCTGTAGAAGATGGACAGTTTACTTATTGCGCTTTTGACATTAATAACTCAGGATTCGATAGAACACCATGAACTTACCTTTAATTAATAATGACAACGCCGGCAATTCTTACTATGGCTGGACAACTAATAATCTAGATTGGGCCCCAGAGTCGCAGGGATTTACAAGCACTCAATGTGCTAACTGGATAAATGGGTTTTTTGGACAAACTTGCGCTTTCGCAAGTTCTACTACATTTAATTTAATTTTACCAGTTAGTTTTGAATCACTAAGTTTGCCTGCAACTGCGTCAAAATTTAGATTTAACCGTCTTGGAATAAGTAAGGATATGGGAAACCCTTCGACGACGACGATAGACAGCCGATACTGTGGAATAAACTGTCTTGACTTGTTTGGTAATATTTTTGGACGTTCTTCATCTTATTATTGGGCAGTTTTGAATTCGCACAGTTTAAGTATTTTCGTTGATAATTATACTAATAGTAACCAACGGTATAACTTTTTTAGTTGCGGATGGCTAAAAGACCCTTTGTTTACTGCATCGGTTTTTGTTCAGAATGCGTATTTTTTATGGACGCTCGGACCGAGCTTGGATGTAAGAGCGGCCGGCCGTCCATCATTGGCATTTGCAGTGAATAATAGGCAAAACTTTGTGTTACCAACAGCAACAACTCCAGATCCTATTGCCAATTACCCTGTCTCTTGTCAAACCGCTACCCCCGGAGCTAATACAACAGAATTTTATTTAAGAGATAATGTAGCTCCTAATAAAGCCGTTGGATATATCCCAAATGTTCTAAAATGTTCTTTAAATCTTTCTGTGGGGGGAACATATCGAAATACAGGGGTTGATCCTGATGGCTCTAATAATCCTTACTGGAAGTGTGTCGCAAAAATGGGGAACGAATCAATATTAATGAGAGGGTGGGCTACAGGGATAGTTTAGTATGATCTATTATCACATTTTTGGAACTGCTAGAGAAAAAAGCTTAAATGGGAGTCAAGATAATCCTATATTTTGGCGTACTGGCATACCGATTTCGTGGGACAAAGAACCGACATTAAAGCTTGTTGGTGGAATTAATCTATTTGGTCAATTTTGGAAAATAATTAGCAAATACGGTCAACAAGTAAGTATTTTCTCTATTCCAGAAAATCAGTATAACTCTCGTTACACTGGTTCAATTGCCGACACGATTCCTTTAGAGAGAACCAGTAAAAATTACACTTATTCTGGCACTGTAAGCGAACCCAAAAAACTAGCTTATGATGTTACAGTAATTGACATTATTCGTGTCATTAATCAAACTGATTTTCCTGATGATCCTTACCCAGTAAATATTCCTGAATTTCCTATTATTCCAGATAAAGACTATCAAACAGAAATTCAGTTTTCTAATTCTTTACTAGAAAACACAGAAGGGGCAGAACAACGAATAGTGGAATGGTCTAGCCCTATTAGAGTGTTCAATCTTGCTCGAACTGCATTACAATCTGATGATTTAAATACCATTCTCGACTTTCATGAAGAAATGAAAGGATCAAAAAAAGATTTTCTTTATCGTGACCTTTCTGATTATCAGGTAAAAGGAATTTATGAATGGCTAATTTATTGTCGATTAAGCAATGATATTGTTAATAGTATGCGCTCTGTAGATACGGTTGGGCAAATTGTTTATTGCGCTTTTGATATTAATAACTCAGGATTTGATAGAACACCATGAACTTACCTTTAATTAACAATGACAACGCCGGCAATTCTTATTATGGCTGGACAACTAATAATCTAGATTGGGCTCCAGAGTCTTTGGGATTTACAAACACTCAATGTGCTGACTGGATAAATGGTTTTTTTGGACAAACTTGCGCTTTCGCAAATTCTACTACATTTAATTTAATTTTACCAGTTAGTTTTGAATCACTAAGTTTGCCTGCAACTGCGTCAAAATTTAGATTTAACAGTCTTGGGATAAGTAAGGATATGGGAAACCCTTCGACGACGACGATAGACAGCCGATACTGTGGAATTAACTGTATTGACTTGCTTGTGCGGGTTTTAAACCGTCCTTCATCTTATTATTGGGCAGTTTTGAATTCGCACAGTTTAAGTATTTTCGTT